GAAGAATTGCTTAATCTATTCCTATAAATAGATACATTATGGACGCCACTGCCTATACTATAGATAGCATACCCTTTAGTTATAGTATTATTGCTAATTATCCAATTATTTAAAGCTCCTCTGATAACATATTGATAATCTGTAAAGTTTATCCCAGTAATATTTACGCCAGTTTTTGAAGCTGCAGATTGTATAGCCCTAGAGTTAGAGATATTCATACCTTTAAGGACAGTATTATTTCCTGCAAGAAATATGTTACTTCCATTAATTACTAGGACTCCGTTAGCATCACTATCGTTTAATATGAATGTCCCTGGACATAATGTTGTAGAAGTATTAATATATAAGTTTTCTGAAGGATTCACACAAGCTCCTAAAACATTCCAGGCTACTAATGCCATCATCATAAAGTATAGGATTATCTTTTTCATTATGGACACCCTGTGGCGTTTCCTCTATATATTGTACCTGCACTATTAACGCATAGTACAGCATTACCAGTCCCATTTAATGAAGGATAAGTATATCCTATAATTGCAGTATAGTTTAGAGTCCTGCATGTACTGTTAGCAAATCCCCAGAAGCTCACAAAACTGTTTGTGAGTAAACATTCTGAGGGGATTGTGGTAGTATTAATATTCAGGATAGTATACCTACTTTGTAGGTCTATATCTGCCTTACTAGTGAATGGTATAGCTGCAACTATTCCAACCATAAATAAGAACAATGTTATAAATATCCACTTCTTCATTTTTAATCACACACCATGACATAGTCAGTGTCATCTATTATAGTATCTACCATTGTAATGACAGCTCCAGAAATAGTATATTCAAGAGTCCGATGCATTACACGCCCACCAATAATGAGCATAACATTATCTGGCAATGTTCTAGAATGAGTTAAAGTCTTAGTAGGATTAGCTCCTGCAAAGTCTGTACCTCGATAATTAGTAGGAGTGTGAGCGTACTTATCATTAAGCTTATTAACAGCATCCTGATTTCCAGTAATACCTGAATGATTAGGAATAACGAAATCGCTACCGCTAGAAAATTTAATTTGTGAAACTTGTTTAATAAGTTGTTTTTCTACATTCATAATTTCACCTTATCCCTACTGTGAGCCTGCGAGGTATATTAGACCCTTCTTCAGGAATCAAGTTTTCTTCATGTCCTGTCTGGGTGGTAGTCCCAGCCACGAGTCCATCAGTTACTGGATATCTCGTGGCTATCTCTTTAGTTCCACTGCTACCTGCCATTTATGCCGCCTGGATTACTAGTGCAAATCCCATGCCATTACTTGTGGAAATAAGGACACTGTCTGCTACTAATACCGTTCCTGCTCCAAATGTTAATCTACTGGCAAACTCGTTTGCATCGCAATAGATTAAAGCTCCAACTATAGTTCCATTATACGTTCCCTCGTTAGCCCTATTTAGGACGTCTCCATCCATCTTATAATGTGCTAGGAGTGAAGTCGTATTGGTTGCTCCCCTATAGTCATCTTTCACTTGGTCAGCAGTTAATGCTGCGGTGGCTGCCGTTCCTGACCATATCTTAACATCACTGATATACCCTTTATACTCATTGGTCAATAATGCTCCACCTGCTACACTATCTGATGCTCCAATATGTGCTCCATCTATGCCGTCTGTGTCATCAAACCATTGTCCGAGCTCAGTGCTTGTAGTATCAGTCATAGCTACCAATTCACCATTTACATAGATTCTTGGCCTACTACCATCCTGTACTAAAGCTACATGAGTCCATGTATGCGGTGGTACAACCCTATTTGTAGTGATTACATCCACTCTAGTTGCTCCACCATCTGAAACAAAAAATTGTAGTTTACCAGCTACTAAGACAAAGTGCATATACTCTACAGCGTTAGCATCTCCTGCTCCAAAAATGGTATAAGTTCCAGAATCGTCTGGACACATTATCCAAGCAGTGATAGTGCCTTTAGTATGGTCAGCAGCAACTATTGCTGCCGCTAACGCATCTACTTGAATACCATCGTCTACGTCTCCGCCTAAGAATCTGATGCAGTGTCTAGTAGGTGTTAAACTCCCAGCTACTGTATAAATGTCTGTTGTTGCCATGTTTACCTCGGTGTTACACTGCCTTTAATAACGCCTTTCTGTATTAACTCTTTTATGAGTGTTCCTAGGACGTCTCCCATTGCTGCCTGGTCAGTGTCTGAATCCAGTGTATAATCATCTGCCTGGTCTGTCACAGTAAAAGAATGTCCTGTTTCATCCCTAGTCCCATCAAAGTTGGTTACCATGTTCCCACCTTAAGCTGCCGTATTAGTTAGTACATATACGGATTTTGGGTCTGTGCATAAACATTCGCCTTCTTCCCATACTCTTATCTTTGTACCTATTCCTGGGTCATTGATAGTTGTTGCTGTGATGGACATAAAGTTTTTCCATGTTGCACTTTGTTGTGGGATGAATCCTGCTACTTGGTCTGTAGTTGCATTTTCGCTGACTACAATCCTGCATCCTAAAAGCTCCATTACTACACCAGTCTCAACCTTATTACTGCTAAATGCTGGTATGCTTGAGCCTTTTACATTGATAAGCCAGGATAATAAGTTCTTATGTTCTATGCTATTCATAGCTAAGACCATACCCTCTGGGTCATATCCATAAGCTCTTAATGCTTGTTTCATTACTAGAATATCCTTTATTGGGTCGCATGTTGCTACAGTATCCCATGGTGCAGTAGCTGCTCCTGTTTGTACGCCTGATGCTGTAGTTATTACGCTATAGATTCTTGCATCTACTTGTCTCTCAACAGCTCTTGTTAAGTCTCTTATGTTTGTTGCTAGGATGTCTACATCGCAATCTTTCAAGTCTTCTTCAGAGATTGTTGGTGATTCTACAAAGTATTTTCTTATGTAGCTTGTGTTTCTAGTCCAGCTCTGTTCTACAACTACTGGCCTGCTTCTGAATGAAGTATTACCAATCTGTGAAGCTGTAATAGCTGTAGTGTCTGAACTGTCTAAGAATCCACTAGTCTTCTGATACCATCTAACTTCCCTAGCACTAGTGCTTGTCACAGTACAAAATTTCTTAAAGATATTCTGTTCATCAGCAAAACCCTTCGCCAACTTATCAATATCTAAACCTCTTAAGTCTGCCATTCCGCTTGTATCTGCCATTTTAATACTTTCCAACCAGTACAAGGACTGATTCGCCTGCTGCACCAGTTTCTAGTGCTGTGCCTATTACATATCCTTTTTCATCGTCAAGTGTAGTATAAGTTCCTATAGTATTAGTACCTTTAACTACTACATCCTGTCCTACTGTAGTGGATTGTCCTGCTTCAATAACCATCTTGAAAATACCACGCCTGTATAGTCCAAGCTTAGTTCTGCCATCAGAAGCAATCTTTTCTTCTGCTGCTATGCCTGCGAAAACGTCATTGTCTGCAGTTGCTGCAGCTGCTGTCATTGGGTCGCTCATTTTACATACTGTTCCCTTCTCTATACCTGCTCCATCTGCTACGGTGAATGGGATTGGCAAGTCTAATTCCATCCAGAGTGTCGCTTCATTTGCCATTTTATTTTACCTCACTAACTTTTTTATCTGCTAGTTTAACTAGTTCTTCATTGATTATGATTTCTCTATTATGATTCTCAATATTTTTGAGACACTGTTTTTTGAATGTTGTCCAGAAGGCTTCCTCTGGATTCTCTGCTACTTTAACGTCTTTATCTTCTATCATTGTCCACCCCTAAGCATACGCTTTGCATACTCTGCTGGAGTTTCTTCTTTAGGTGGTATTGGTGGAGTTCCTGCTACTGATTGACCGCCTAGTATTCTCCTAGATTCTATAGCTTCCATACGCTTAAGCAATTCTGCTTGCTCCCTATTAGCCTTCTCTAACCTTTCAGCTGCCTGATAGGCTTTCTCTACCATTGTCTGTTCTTGAACTTTCACGTCTTCTTCTACCATGTTAGCACCCCTCGTTTATTATCTACTGTAGGACTTGGAAGAACTACACCAGTAGCTAAAGCTATAATACCTACGACTAGAGCACCTATAGTTCCATCTACATTTTTAGTTAATAATAAGCATATATAAATTGCTGTTAAGCATATAATCCCTGTTATAACTATTCTATAGTCCACTCTCATTGTATCGCCCCCTGGTTTACATAAGTTTTTGTAGGTTTTTGTAGAGCAAAGTCCATTGCTTGGTCTAGTCTAGCTCTATCATTCTGTTTAAAATCTTCAATCTCTGTAAGCTTGTCTTTAATTTCTCTAATATAACTATTTTGGTCTTTTGATAATAATTTGAATTGCTGTTCTGCAAAACTAATCTGAGCTAGTGCTTTATTATAATTCTTTACTGCTAAAGCATTAGCTTCATATCCTGCACCCTTATTTGCTAAGGATATAGCAGCGTCTAGGTTTTGTCTTGCTAAATCATAATTTTGAGAAGCAGTATTATAATTTGCTTTTTCAGTCTTTTTATATTCTGAGAATAATGCACTAACACCACCTACTAGACCACCACCTACTGCACCGATTCCTGCTCCTGCAAGAGTGCCCAATCCTGGGACTATACTTCCACCTGCTGCTCCTGCGACAACTCCACCAGCTGCTCCTATAGCTGCTCGTTCTCCTGCTGTCCTTAATACTTGCATAAGGTTTGGTTTTCCAGGTAATTCTGGATTTTGTGCTGCTATAGCTTGTTGTTCTGGACTTATTGTTCCTATTTGTGCTGATAATTCAGGAGATGCACCCTCCTCTTTTAAAGAAACTGGCTTTTCATTCATGAATTGTGTACCTGCTGGTGCTGAAGCGTTCTTATTATATTTGCGTGCTAGGAAGTCTACTTCTTTAGGGCTGATGCCGAAATGGCTTGTACCATCTGGAAGGACTATTCCTGTCTTTACACCTGTATTTTCATCTCGAATAATTTTTGGAGTGTAATCTTTAGGCTGTTCTGGAGCTGGTGCTCCTACCCCTGCATCTGACCTTCCCTGAGATACAGCATTGTATGGGTCGTCTGCTTTTAATGGGTCTTTCTTCTTTACCATTATGCACCACTTCCTGCAGTTACATCGTTAGGCTGCAATTCTAGTCCCTGGTTAGCATCTTTCGATTGGTCTTGTTGAAGATTCTCGAGGAGAGTAACAGGTGAATTAAGTTTGATGCGAAGATATAATTGATTCCATACTTGCTCCTCGAGAAATCTTTGGTCGTGGGAAAATACTTGTTCATGTGCTAAATACTCAATCTTGCCACCACTCTCGGTTGAGCCAGAACTACCAAATACAATTAGTGGCAAGCCGAGTGTCCTATAAAATTTATTACGAATGTCATCTCTCCATGCCATTACACTAGCCCCAATATCTACTTTAACTACTTCATACTCTAGGGTATTCTTATCATTTGGAATATAAATATTTTCTCCCTTATTTACTGCTGCATCCATTTTAGCAATGAATCCGCTTAATGCTGTTGGATTGTCTGTGCCTACCTTAAATATTATCATAGGCCTAGCGAATCTGTGCATAATCTTCTTAATATCAGTAAAGTTCTCAAGTTCAGCTAGGATGGTTTGCTCCATGCTTACTATATCGCTGATTCCGTGTATTTGGTCAGCTAAACGATTATGGGATATATGGAATATTTCTTCTGGCTCGAACTTTTTAGGTGTTCCGCCAGGTATTTTGCTCATTTGTTCGTATCTCTTTATGATTCCTTTATTGTCGCATATTATCTTTATACTTCCTGGGTCTAGGACTTTAAGGTTTAATAGTGTGTCTGTGTCTGGGTCTCTAATAATTTCTGCAAAGGCATCCCCAGCTAGTCTACTGATTAAGTCCATATTAAATAGTATGTCTAGGAATGTATCTTTGCCCCAGCCTGAGATATGGTCTAGGATTACGGTAGTTGCTGCATCTGCAATATATCCTTTTCCTACATCCCAAGTAGCTTTCATAAGCAAAGCTGATTTGAGTTCTGGGATTGTATTAAAATATCCCCAATAAGTAGGCCAGTAAGTATTCTGCCAAAAGGATTCACCATCGCCTGTGACTGCGTCAGTATTCTTATTACCTACCAAAACATCAGCAACTATACCGTTCATGTTGCTACTTGCCGCATTACCTATTCCGTATGCCATTATAAGTTCACCTGGAATGGACAATCAAATATTAGACTACTGCCTATTGTCCTGGAGTCTGGATAAT